TAACACCCGAATTTCAGATTACACAATTTATTATTTTGTGTGGATTTTTGGAAAACGTTTATGGAGGTTAAGCAATGAGAAAAGACTTCGCTTGCATTGTAATCTCACACGGCAGGCCGGATTGTAGCACCGTAAAGGTTCTTCAAAGTTCTGGTTACACCGGTAAAATCTACATTGTGGCAGATGACGAAGACGAGGCCAAGCGTTTAGGGTATAAATTTCATCTCCAGCTTGATGATGATGTTCACGGGTTTGGATACCATTTTGTGCAAGACGGGAAACTGCGAAGCGTAAAGTGCAATCATCTTGACGAAGTGTTCTCCGGAATGGTTGAACTCATGAAGGAGACGCCAATCACATCATTATCATTTGGGCTTTCGTCATATTATCTGGGCGGTGCTGAGAACAAGAATTTCGACAAGGGCATGATCCAGAAGACGATGACGACATTCCTCATGAGGGCAGACGATGTTCAGTACTTCAACATGCGAATGAACGATGATATTACCACGTCACTTATCAACGGAATGAGAGGCAAGCTTTATTACACATACATGTCCGTCATGGTTTACGTTGACGCAACGCAGGTTCAACACGGTGGGATGACTGAGATCTACCAAAAGAATGGAGAAAATCGTTCTACAGTGTCATGTGCTGTCCGCCATGTGTCAAGGTCTCCGCAATGGGGATCACCGAATATCGTATCCACCATGAAATTAAGTGGAATTATGCCGTTCCTAAGCTTTTGTCACCAAGATGGAGTAAACATATTCGCAAATGATGGCTGGAGGCTTCAAAAAACGCCTCACAAGGAAGGAGAGCAATCACGCTAGTGTAAACGTACCTGCCTAATCTTAAAACGGCTCAGAAAGCCTTAAAATGGCTTAAAATTAATTAAAAGGAGTGAAAGCACATGCGTAAAACAGTAAACGAGCAGGCCGAGGAAATTTTGAAGAAGGCCGAGGCCTTTGGGGTTGATAAAAACTTCTTCTTCATCACAACGTTCCGCCGTTACATGGTTCAGTTGAAGATCCTCAACGAGTTGGAGTCGTCAATTAAGAATGACGGAGTTCTGGTTACTAAGGAATACGTAAAAGGGCGGAAGAACGTTTATTCACACCCGGCGATCCAAGACTACAACCGCACTACCGACAGCGCCAATAAGACGGTTAGCACGTTGATGAAAATCATTTCAAGATTCTCCAGCGATGACAATTCATCGTCAGAAGAAGATCCGCTTCTCAAGTTAATAAATGGCGGTGAAGACGGTGAGAAGTAAGGCTTACGATTTTTGCAAGAAGTCGGTTAAGGCCAAAACAACACCAAAATACGTACGTTTGCAAATGCGAGATTTCATGAAAATCTGCGAGGGCAAAAATAAGAAGTACGTCATTAGTGAGGAGAAACTAAAACAGATTGAGAACATCTTGAAGCTATTGATTATGCCAAAAGGGCTTAAAGCCGGGAAGACGTTATACGAATGCACTACGGGTTATCAATGGCTCTTCTATACAGCGATGCTATGCACCGTTTACCGGGATAATCTCAAGAGGCGGAGATATGAGACCGGGGTCTTGGAAATTTGCCGTAAGAACTTCAAGACATATACGATTGCGACAATCTTCATCATTCTGTTTATTACTGAGCCACGGTTCAGTCAATTCTTCTCTGTAGCTCCAGACGGCGCTTTATCAAAAGAAATTAAAGATGCGATTGGGCAGACGTTGAAGGCAAGCCCGTTGATCTACAAATTCAAGGACAAAACGAGATGGAAAATCTTGCGAGATTATATCCTGTTTAAGCCGAACGAAAATAAGTTGATTCCCTTGGCTTATTCAAACAACCGCATGGACGGACGTCTTCCTAACGCCTTCATTGCTGACGAGGTTGGAGCACTTCCTAACTCATATCCAATCGAGGCGATGGAGTCCGGGCAACTTAACATCTTGAACAAATTAGGGTTCATCATTAGTACGAAATACCCGACAATCGACAACCCGTTTGAAGACGAAGTTGCGTACTCAAAGAAGGTGCTTGACGGCATCGAAAAAGACGAAACCGTGTTCTCACTTTTGTATGAGCCAGACAGTGTTAAGGATTGGGAAACAGACGATTTAATCTTAAAGCAGGCGAACCCAGTTGCTTTAGAGATCCCAGAAATTTGGGAAGACTTGCTCAAAAAGCGAACGAGAGCAATTGCAATTGAGAGTGCGAGAGAAAACTTCGTCACTAAGCACTGTAATATCGTTTATCAAGGCGTTGGTACTGAGACCTACATCGATGTCAAAGACGTTCAAGAGTGTAAGGTATCCAACATCGATTGGAACGGCAGAATTGTTTATCTTGGACTTGACCTTTCAGAGACGAACGACAACACCAGTATCTCAATGGTCTCCGTTGATGATGAGGACAACATTATCGCTGATTCATTTGCATTTATTCCAGAAGGCCGGATCAACGAGAAGATGGTTTCAGAAAAGGTGGATTACCGCAATTTGCTAAAGACCGGAAAAGTCATGGCTTGCGGTGATCGAGTAATTGATTATTCGTTCGTTGAGGCGTATATTCTAAGTATAGAACAGCGGTTTGGTTGTCAAATTCAAGCAATCGGCTACGACCGTTGGAATGCGTTGAGTACCGCACAAAAGTTGGAGAAGGCAGGCTATAACACTGTAGAAATTAGACAGCACTCCAGCGTATTGCACCCTCCGACAAAGCTGTTGAAAGAGGAGATCCTCAACCAGAAGTTCCAATACACCGAAAACAAGTTGCTTGAGATCAACTTTCAAAATGCGAAAGTCTCATACGACACCAATAAAAACGCTTATGTTCACAAAAAGAAGAGCACGGGCAAGGTCGATATGGTTGTCAGCCTTATCAATGCCGTGTATCTGTTACAGCAAGATATGCTATTTGGCGATGACGGCTTTGCGGTACAGGTGATTTAATGAATAGTGAAAATTACAAAGTGTATAAACACACAACGCCCAACAACAAGGCTTATATAGGAATAACAAAACTTGACGTAAACAAAAGATGGAAAAATGGGAACGGCTATAAACACAATCCGTATTTTACTAGAGCAATATCAAAATATGGTTGGGAAAACATTGAACACGATGTTTTATATGATGGCTTAACCAAAGAACAGGCAGAGAAAAAAGAAATAGAACTTATTTCATTTTATAAAAGCGATAACAGCAAATTTGGTTACAACATTCAACATGGCGGAAATGTGAATTGCGTAAATGAAGAAACAAAACGTAAAATAAGTAAAGCTATAAGCAAGCGAAAATTTTCAGACGAAACAAGGGAAAAATTAAGCAAACTTCATAAAGGGAAAAACAATTTTAATTACGGAAAGCATTTAAGCAAAGAACACAGAGAAAAGATAAGCAAGGCAAACAAAAGCCATTTAACCAGTGACGAAACAAGAAAGAAAATTAGCAAAGCGAAAAGTGCCTCCGTAAAATGCATAGAAACAAAAGTTGTATATAAGAGCGCTAGAGAAGCAGAAATGAAAACAGGGATTAAAAGTGGCTGTATTCGTGATGTTTGCAGTGGCAGAAGAAAAACGACAGGGGGATATCACTGGGAGTATGTACTATAATAGGTGCGTTATTTAAGTTTGGGGGTGATTGATTGAGTATTTTAGACTTATTCCGAACACGGGAAGATCCTGCGCCAAAAACAGAAGTCGCTCCGGCAGTTGACGATGTACTGTTGCAAGCGTTGATCGGTGGAGATACAATTACTAGGGAAAAGGCATTAACGTTGCCTGCGGTAGCAGGGGCAGTCGATTTTCTCTGTAACATGGTCGCTTGCATGCCCGTCAGATTGTACAAGACCAAAAAAGGCAAGATTGAGGAAGTGACGAACGATTCACGTGTAACATGCTTAAATTCAGATACTGGAGACACGCTAGACGCATTTCAGCTCAAGAAAGCTCTTGTCGAAGATTATCTTCTTGGTAAAGGCGGCTATGCTTACATTGCCAAAAGCAAGAATGATGTAACTGCGATTAAATATGTGGAGGATCGGAACGTTTCAATTTTGAAAAACTCAGATCCAATCAACAAGAGTTATGTGATCCTCGTTAACGGCGCAGAATATCAGCCATATCAGTTCATTAAGCTGTTACGGAACACCAAAGACGGTGCTAGCGGTGTAGGGTTGACCGTTCAAGTCTCTAAGGCACTAGAAACGGCATATAGTACGCTAGTTTACCAGTTGGGGCTTGTCAAAAGTGGCGGTAATAAGAAGGGTTTCCTTAAATCGAACCGTAGACTTGACCAAGACACGATTGACACGCTTAAAAGAGCTTGGAAAAACCTTTACACCAACAACACCGAAAACGTCATCGTCTTGAACGATGGGCTGGAGTTCCAAGAAGCAAGCAATAATTCGGTGGAAATGCAACTTGATCAAAACAAGAACACGTTGACCAATGAAATCAAGAGCATCTTTCACATTAAAGAAGATTTCTACGACACGTTCAAAGAAGCGATATTTCCTATCGTAAAAGCGTTTGAAACGGCGTTAAATCGTGATTTATTGCTTGAAAAGGAGAAAAAGAACTACTTTTTCGTTCTGGACGTCAACGAAATCACTAAAGCGAACCAAAAAGAGCGTTATGAGGCTTATAAGACTGCTAATGACGCAGGCTGGATTTCAAAGAATGAGATCCGGGAAAAAGAAAATCTTGAAGCAATCGAAGGCATGGACGTTGTCAATGTCGGTTTGGGTTCAGTACTGTATGACATTAATTCACACCAGTACTACACTCCGAACACCGATAAAACAGCGGACTTGAATGCTGGAAGCAACGAAGGAGGTGAAGAAACAGATGGAGGTTAACATTCGCAATGACCACGTAGAGGTTGAGGGCTACGTAAACGCTGTAGAACGTAACTCTAAGCCATTGTCAAGTAGGCTAGGCAGATTCGTAGAGCGGATCGATAAAGGTGCGTTCAGTGACGCAATCAAGCGCAACTCTGATATTCATGTTCTTCTCAATCACGATTGGACTAGAGATCTTGGTAGTACCTCCAAGGGCAATCTTGAGTTGGAGGAAGACAATATCGGCTTGCATGCACGGGCGCAGATTTACGACAAGGACGTAATCGAGAAGGCGAGAAATCGTCAACTAACTGGTTGGAGCTTTGGATTCACCGACAGAGACGTTGAAGAAAGCGTTGATGGCGAAACTAAGTTGCCGTTGAGAAAAGTACGAGGACTTAATCTTTATGAAGTTTCAATTCTCGATAACTCAAAGACGCCTGCTTATGTTGGAACGTCAATCAATGCTAGAAATCAGCAAATCAACTTCATTGGGGCGGACATGATCGACAAAGTAAATGTTCGAGAGATGGAGACACCAAAAGAAGAGCCGAAAGAGATTGATTATTCTAAGGCCAATGCAATTTTGAATGAAATCAAGGAGGACGACTAAATATGTTATTTAACCAAAAGGAATTAACCGAACAAAAGAATGACTTGATTACTCGTGCGGAAGACACGGTTAACAAGGCGAAGAGCGAAAAGCGAGAACTTACTGACGAAGAAATGGCTGAATTGTCAGAAATTCGTGATAATGTCCGTAAAATTACTGAAAAGTTGAAGATTAACGAAGATATGGATAGCATGGACGAAAAGCAACCAAAGCAAGAACCAGTACCAGCTGACGAAGATGGAGTCAACGACATGAGTGAAGAAGACAAGAAGAAGCAACAAGCACAAAACGAAACTCGTGCTTTTGAAAATTACATTCGAGGCAAGTTGGTTCATGAACGTACCGGTGAATTGAATAAGAGTGACAATGGGGCAGTAATTCCTACTACCATTGCGCAAAAGATCATTAAGCGGGTTTACGATGTTTCTCCGGTGCTTGACAAGTCAACTAAGTACAACGTCAAGGGCAATTTGCAAATCCCTTACTACGATGACCAGACTTCAACTCTCAAGGTTGCATACCAAGACGAATTTAGTCCTTTGACTTCTTCAAATGGTACGTTCAAGTCCATCACGCTTACTGGGTTCTTGGCTGGTGCGTTGTCTAAGATCTCCAATTCTCTGATTAACAATGCTCAATTCGACATTGTCAACTTTGTAGTTACTGAGATGGGCGATTCAATCGCACGGTTTATCGAACATGAATTGCTGAAGGGTACTCCGGGCAAGGTTACGGGTTTGTCTACCGTTAAGAATTCAATCACTACCGCAAGTGCAACCGCAATTACTAGTGATGAAGTAATTAAGCTGAAGGATGCCGTTAAGGATGCCTACCAGAACAACGCAATCTTCATTATGAGTAACTCAACTCGTACTGCACTGCGTTTGTTGAAGGACTCAACTGGTCGTTACTTGCTTAACGATGACGTAACTTCCCCATTTGGGACTACCTTGCTCGGCAAGCCTGTTTTCGTCTCAGACAACATGGACAACATCGCAGGCGACAAGACGGTTATCTACTACGGCGACATGTCATGCTTGGCAACCAAGTTCAACGAAGAAGTAAACATTCAAGTGTTGCGTGAAAAGTACGCAGACGAACATGCTACCGGGGTTGTAGGTTGGTTTGAGTTCGACAGCAAGGTTGAAAACGAACAAGGTCTTGCTAAGTTGGTCATGAAAGCCGGTTAATCAAAGAAGGCTAAAAGATGAAATATAGAGCACGGGTGGGATTCAGCGGGATCATTTCAATGGCGAAAGATGAGGTCAAAGAATTGACCAATCAGAACATCATTGACGATTTGCTGAATGCTAAATACATTGAAGAAGTGAAGAAACGGGGTCGGCCTCCAAAGGAGGTTGCTAAGAATGAATGACGTAACAAAAGTTAGTGACATCACCGTTGAAAAATTGGCTGATTATCTGAGATTGTCTGATTTAACAGTGGAAGACGAAACGTTATTGCATACTCTTCTGAATGTGTCTAAGACATTCATCACGAAATACACGGGGCGAGAAAATTTAGATGATTTCCCCGACTTTGTGATCGTGGTTTATCTGTTATGCCAAGACATGTACGACAATCGAACGTTGTACGTTGACAAAGGCGACTTTAATCAGACCGTTCAAACCATTCTAGGCATGCACTCAATCAATTTGCTGTAAGGAGGTCGTCATGATTAACGCAGGCAAGTATAATAAGCGAATTTCTATATATCAAGTTGTCAAAGGCGTGGATGATGACGGCTTCCCAAATGAGCAAGAAGAATTAGTGCTTTCACCGTGGGCGAGCGTTAAGACGACAAAGGGCTTTACTCTAGTCGTCAACAACTCAGACTTTGAAAAGGCAACGACAAATTTCACTATCCGCTACTCAAAGGCAGTGGAGGACGCTTACTACAATTCAAGTGCTTCCAATCGTGACATGACGATTAGGTACGGCAACAAGGTTTACACGGTTCAGTATTTGAACAACGTAAACGAGGACGATACCGAAATCGAGATGCAAGCGAAAGCGGTGATCAAGTAATGGCAAAATTCGAGATGGAGCTTCCAGATGACATCCTTAAAGACGTCACTTTCGTTGAAAAAAGGGCACGCACAATCTTTGGCGGTATGACCAAGGCGGGAGCTGAGTACGTCAGAAATGAAGTTATTTCTGGGATGCCTGCCGGAATGAAAAAAGCCGGGCTTGCTAGTGGGGTTAAGGTAACTAGGACATACAGAACGCCTAGCGATGACGGTATCAACAACAAGGTCGTCATGGTTGGTTACTTTACCAATGAAAACGGCGTAAAAACTCCAATCCCTTTAGTTGCTAACCTGTTTGAGTACGGTTCAAGTAGAGCAAATTATCCGAAACAGCCATTCTTTAGAAAAGCATTTAAAAAGAGTGAGATCGAAGCGATCATGCGAGCAAAGCAAAAAGAGCTGAGTGGAGGTCTGTTAGGAGATGAATAGCGAGCTAGAGAAGATTTTTAAGAATTTCACTGTTAATGGGAAACAGATTCCTGTTTCCTTTTTACGGTATGATGGTAAGGAAACGACCTACATTACGTACCAAGAAATAATGGTTGATGAGGTATTTTCTGCCGATGACGAGATCGTCAGCTACTCTGATTGCTATGATTTCGACATTTATTCTAAGGGAAACTATTTTCCAATCGTTGAAGCGTTAAAAGAGATTTTAAAAGCCAACGATTGGGTCTACAATCCTCAAAACAACTCCGGAGATCTTTACGAAGATGAGACGGGGCTATATCATAAGACGTTAAATTTTATCCATATCAGATAAAATAATGGAGGTAATTAATAATGGCAAAAATCGGTTTGAGTAATTTTCGATACTCCAAGCTTACAGAACAAGGCGGCAAGGCGGTCTATGATGGAGCAAAGACTCCTGCTAAGGCGGTGTCTTGCAAGGTCTCAGTAACCAACAACGATGCAACCCTTTATGCCGATGACGGCTTGGCGGAAAGCGACTACTCTTTCAACTCTGCTACGGTTACCATCGAAATTGATGAAGATGATCCACAAACCATGGCTGATTTGCTTGGTCATAAGCTAACGACCGGTAGTGATGGGACTGGCAATGAAATTGTCCGTAATTCTGGCGATACCGCTCCTTACGTTGGTTTAGGCCGGGTTATTACCAAAATGGTTAACGGGGTCTACAAGTACAAGGTCGAATTTCTGTGTAAGGTAAAGTTCTCAGAGCCGTCACAAGAAGACAAGACTAAGGGCGACAAGGTAGACTTTACGACCACAGAACTCGAAGGCGTTGCGTCAAGTTTGGCGAGTGGGGAATGGTCAAGAGCTAAGACTTTTGACACTAAGAAAGAAGCCATTACGTATCTCGAAGGCTTGATGGCTAAGACTGGCGTTTAATTTGATGAGGTGAAGCACGATGAAAGAAATCACGAAGAAAATTGAATACAAAGGCAATGAATACAAGCTTGTTTTTAACTTGAACGTTATGGAGGAAATCCAGAATAAATATGGTACGGTAGCTCGTTGGGGAGAAATCACTGACGGCGGGAAAAAGAACGAGCCTAATATCAAGGCCTTGCGTTTTGGTATCACTTGCATGATTAACGAAGGTATTGAAATCGACAACGATGAAAAGGGCACTGACATTCCATTGCTTACTGAGAAGCAAGTAGGCCGTATTATTAGCGAATTGGGTATTGAAGAAGTAGCTGAGCAAATGCAAAGTGCCGTTGTTGACTCAACTAAGAGTTCCGAAAAAAACTCATAATCCACGAGGAAGAACAAGATCAGCCGATTAATTTCGCGTGGTTTTATTTCATCGGCAAAGCCAAGTTAAATCTAAGCTTTAAGGAGGTCGGGAGGTTAACACTTTCGACCTTTTGCGCTTTATACCAATGTTATAAAGACGATTTTGACTTGGAAATGAGACTTAAAAACAACAACATGACCTACGCAGAAGCTTTTGCAAAAAGTCAGCAAGATGATGAGTGGTTTTAAATGTAGGTGATAGCATGGCATTCGGTGGGACGATCAAACTTAAAGGCGAAACAGAATACAGAAACGCTTTAAGGGGGATCAATCAGTCGTTGCGAGAAGTAAATTCCGCAATGAAAGTCGTAACAAGTGAGTTTGGCAATAACAACACAAGTGTTACTGCTTTAAGTAGGAAGCAAGATGTCTTAAAGGCAAAACTGGAGCAACAGAAGGAGAAGCTCAGTCTTGTTTCGCAACAGTACAATAAATACAAAGCGGCAGTAGAACAAGCGGCTAACGAGCACACACAGCTTGGCGAAAAACTAGAAGGAGCTAAGCAAAAACTAGAGCAGATCAAAACAACTCTTGGCGAGGACTCAACCGCTTATCAAAAGCAAAAAGAAGCCGTAGATCAGCTTCAGAAAGAGTACAACCAAAGTACTGAGGCTCAAGACAAGAACAAACAATCCCTTTCTAAACTTGCGGTTCAGATGAACAATGCGCAAGCAGACGTAAATAAGACGGCACGTCAGATTGATGAATTAGGCGACCAGTTGGAGGAAGCCAAGAAGCCAACAAATGAGTTAGGCGAATCAATGGAGGACGCTGAGAAGCAGTCTAAAGATCTTGGCAATGCGGTAGAAAACGCAGGCGACAAATCCGATAATGCAAGCAAAGGCTTTACGGTATTGAAGGGCGCTATCGCTAACCTTGCAAGCAATGTCATTCAATCGGCTATTGACGGGATCAAGGGACTAGCTAGCGAGGCTATTGAGAGTTCGGACTCTATGAAAAAGTTTGAGCAGACAATGAAATTCGCTGGGTATGATGACTCTCAAATTAAGCGTGCAAGCAATTCGATGAAGGAGTACGCCGATAAGACCGTTTATGACTTGTCTACAGTTTCCAACACCACGGCTCAATTAGCTTCAAACGGAGTTCCAAATTTTGAAAAGTTGACCGAGGCGGCAGGTAACCTTAACGCTGTTGCGGGTGGTAACCAAGACACATTTAAGAGTGTCGCAATGGTTCTTACTCAGACTGCGGGCGCAGGCAAGTTAACTACGGAAAACTGGAACCAATTAGCTGACGCAGTTCCGGGTGCGAGTGGTAAGTTGCAAGACGCACTGAAGAAGAACGGTGCTTATACCGGGAACTTTAGGGATGCAATGGCTAAGGGGCAGATTACGGCCGCCGATTTCAATAAGGCAATCATGGATCTAGGGTTCACTGACGTTGCACAGAAAGCGGCAACCAGCACTTCTACATTTGAGGGTGCGATGGGTAATTTGCAAGCATCCGTTGTCGATGGATTGATGAAGATCTATGACACGATTGGCTCAGAAAACATTACCGGGTTCATTAATGGCATCACCAACACGATTAATACCGTAATTCCTCCAATTAAGAATACGATTAATTGGTTGGTTACCAACTTGCCGAGAATTTCTCCGCTATTGGCGGGGATAGCAACGGGACTTGGTGCATTGATGGTAGCCCAGAAGATTGAGTCAATGGTTTCTGCGTTTAACGCATGGAAATTAGCGACCGAAGGGCTTACGATTGCACAAAGGGTTCTGAATGCGGTACAGCTTTCCTCCCCAGTTGGTTTGATCCTTGCTGGTGTATTAGCGCTAGTTGCGGGGATCACGGTTCTTTGGAACACAAACAAGGGGTTCAGAGATTTTGTAATCGGTGCTTGGAATGGGATTAAGGAAACAATCGCCAACGTTGCTACAAGTATAGGAAACTTCTTTACTCAAACGATTCCTAACGCCTTTAATACGGCTATGGCGGCTATTTCTGGATGGTTTGCTAATGTGGGTAGTACGTTAGCTCAGTTGCCCGGGGCGTTTGCTACATGGTTAGGAAGCGCCTTAAACAACATTCAAACGTGGGCGGTCAATGTCGCTACCAATGCAAGCAATGCGGGGAGACAATTTTTAACTAACGTTGTCAACTTCTTTAAGCAATTACCTTACAATCTTGGTTATATTTTGGGTACTGTAATCGGCACGGTCGTTAAATGGGTTGCAAACATGGCGACTAATGCAACAAATGCTGGTAGGAGGTTCTTAACCAACATCGTTAACTTCTTTACTCAGTTGCCCGGCAAGATTTCCAACTTCTTAAACACGGCTATTACCAGAACGGTAATGTGGGTTAATTTGATGGTTGCCAAGGCTCGCTATGTTGGTAGCAAGTTCTTGAGTAACATCGTTAACTTCTTTACTCAGTTGCCGGGTAGGATTGCTTCTTTCTTGAGTAATGCAATTTCTAGGGTTGTAAGTTGGGCGTCAAGCATGGCATCTCATGCGGTTAGCGCTGGCTCTAGGTTCTTGAGTGGAGTAGTAAGATTTATCTCTCAATTGCCGGGGCGCATTGGTGGATTCCTTTCTAGCGTTATCGGCCGTTTAGGATCTTGGGCAGGTCAAATGGTTAGTGCTGGTGCTAGGGGTGCACGAGGCATGTTCAATGCGGTAGTTAATGGCCTTACTAGTCTTCCGGGACAAGTCGCCTCAATCGGTTCTAACATCGTTCACGGTATCTGGAACGGGATCAGTGGAGCGGCAGGTTGGTTAGCAGGTCAAGTAAGATCCTTCGCCAAAGGCATCGTAGATGGTATGAAAGGTGCGCTTGGTATTCACTCTCCATCACGTGTCATGAGAGATGAGGTCGGCAAGTACATGGCGCAAGGGATTGGCGTAGGTTTTGAAGATGAAATGCAAGCCGTAGCTCAACAGATGAACAACTCAATTCCAACGAGTTTCAACACTGACATTTCAACTAACAGTAATTGGCAGGGTGGATCAGTAGGAGATCCGACTTATATGAACTTGGTTGACTCATTCAAGGAAGCGTTAAGCGAAATGAAAATAGAGCTTGACGATGAGGTCGCCGGGAAATTTGTTAATCGTACGGTAGCACGAGCAATTTACAGATAGGAGGGCAGATAATGCGAAACTACATTATTTTGAATGGCAAAGACAGCCGTTATATTGGCGGCTTGCTGGTTCAAGAATTGCCACCTATTGCTAAGCCGAAGATCAGAACAGAAGTCGAAGAAATAGATGGCCGAGATGGAGACATAGTTACTCCGTTGGGCTATTCTGCTTACGACAAAGAGTTGAAAATTGGGCTTTATGGCGATTATCGGATTGATGACATTATTTCTTATTTTGACAGCTCCGGGGTGGTTACCTTTTCAAATGAATTGGATAAATACTACCGCTACCAGATCACAGATCAAATCGATTTTAGTCGGCTCGTAAGATTTAAGACGGCAACGGTGAAATTCCACGTTCAGCCTTTTAAATATTCCAATGTGGAGACCAAAAGAAGCTTCAATACGGAAAAAACGAAGTCGGTTATTATCCGGAATAATGGCAATTGCCAATCAAGGCCAATTTTCACGATTATTGGTTCGGGTGCAATCCTACTCAAGATCAACGGCAGACCAGTTTTAAAAATCATAATGGCTGACGACAATTCAATTACAATCGATGTCGAAAAGATGGAGGCTTACAACGGCAGTGTTTTGAAAAATAGACAAGTCGCTGGGGACTACGATACTTGTGTTTTGAATGTTGGAGCTAATGAAATCAGCTGGGAAGGCGATGTCTTTGGGCTAACCATTAAAAATTACACGAGGTGGATATGATGCGCAAAAATTTTGAGATAATCAAAGGAGACACATTGGCTTTCGCAGTTGAAATTGGCTTTGACGAGAACCCTAATGATCTTGAAGAAGCTTCGTTTACTGTAAAGCGCAATGCTGATGGAGACAATCTCTTTCAAAAGAAATTAAACCACGGTATTACCAAAGTTGCGTCTATGGGGAATAAGCTCTATTATCGAATTAGAATTAGTCCATGGGATACGAAACAATTAGAAGGAGGATTCTATTATTATGATTTAGAGATCCGCATAAACGGCGATGTTTTCACTATCCTTAATGGATTGTTCATTATTGAAAATGATATTACGGAGTATTAAAAAGGTGGTTACTATGATCGAACCAGAAGTTAAACTTTTGATGTTGAAGGGCGACAAAGGTGATGGCCTTTCAGACGATGACATGCACAAAGTTGAGTCGTTAATTGACTCCAATGTTGACGAGGCAAAAGGAAGTCTCAGCAAAGCATTAAGTGCACAGCTTGAAGTTGCGAGAATTGACGACATGAACCAAACCAAGTCATTTGTCACTTCCAGCTTGGTTGATGCGAAGGAAGACATTAACAGAACAGTAAATGCGAGAATTGCGGGTGCGAGATTTATCCCGAAGGTATTTGCCAACGCTAACGATCTGAAAAGGGCATACCCTAAAGGCCAAGACGGCATTTTCGTTGTAGCAGATACCGGACACATGTGGTTATTCGTCAACGGTGCTTGGAAAGATTGTGGAGTATATCAAACTCCAGTTCAGAAAAATCAGACGTTTACGTTCCAGCCTTCTAAAGACGGCTTCCCGAATTATGATACGGCAACGCACGTGATCGACTTTAGATGTATTACAGACAGTGCACAGATCACGCTTCCAAGCGGTGATGCTTACAGGATTCCTTATATGGCTAAGGTGGAGGTCAACTGGGAATTTACCACGGGTGTCATTATCTTTGACATCAACACCTTATCCCTCATTTCACAGTCTCCGTATGTTCCCATCAACGCAAATCAGTACGTCTTGGCTAGTTATAGAAGATACCCAGCTGAAGGAGACCGACTTACTTGGAACGGTGTTTTAGCGCAAATTCTGCTGATTAATGGGGAGACCTATATGGAGCAGAACGTTCAGTTCGTTCCATCAAAAGACGGCTTACCATACTACGATAGCAAGAGGAAGATCATTAACTTCAATTGCCTTACTGACCAAGCCTACGTCTCTTACCAAAATCGCAATTATACGTTGCCACATAATGCTACTGTCGCTCTTGACTTCTCCCGTGGTGTAACTTCCTTCGACATCTTAATTGACATGAAGACGGGGGAGGTCAGCACCAACGACAAGTATCGTTTGTTAACGCCAAATATGGACAAAGTTTCATTTGCGACCGTTAGACTTTTGAATAATGGCAAAGTTGCGATTGAAGGCATTAAATTGCTAGATGAGGTTAGCCCGAAGAATAGCACTGGAATTCTGCCAATCGCACACCGTGGTCTTAATTCAATTGCTCCGGAGGAAAGCTTGGAGGCCTATTCTTTGGCCGTAAGAAGCGGCTACAAAGATATTGAGTGCGACATTTACTTTACGGAAGATGGCATTCCTGTTTTGCACCATGACGCTACTATTAACAGTATTGCCCGCAATTCAAATGGTACAGAGTTGACGCAACCAGTAAAAATTGGCGAACGAATGTTAGTAGAATTAAACGCCTATGACTACGGGATTTATAAGTCTGAGATCTTCAAAGGCCTCAATATTTGCACATTTGAAGACATCATCAAGTTCGCTCGTAGAACCGGGGCAAGAGTTCATGCTGAGCTGAAGCAACATTATACCGATGAACAATGCCAAGTGCTTTTAGACATCGTCTCTAAGTATAGAATGGCGAACAAGGTAGGGTGGCAAGCATTTGATCATTCCAGTTTGGATTATATTTCTAGTCATGACGAAAATGCTCAGTTGGAGTTGCTAGCTGGGATCATTACCGATGATTTAATTGCGGACGGCAAAAAGAGGCTTAATGGCAAGAGAAAAGTTGTTCTTAGTGTAGGGCAAGGCGTCACTCAACGATTAGTTGACCAAGCTCATTCCGAAGGGTTCGATGTTTACGTTTGGACTGTCGATGACATTGATGGGGCTAAGAAGTTGATAAACATGGGCGTAGACGGGATCATGACCAACGGCTACATTGATTTGCCGAATTTGCTGAGTAACGAATATGACTTGCAAGTTTCTAATTCTCCTGCGGTTGATTTAATAACTAATTTAACTTGGTACAAGAACACGTACATTAACGGTAAGGGCGACATTTACAATCTGCTTGATGGTATGAAAGACGGAGAAGAGCGCACATTTGCCCCCGCATCTGGTGAAACTTGGTTTACCGCTATTGTTAATCTTAAAAAGAACACATACACTCTCTCCTTTGACGCAAAATCAACGGTAAACAATGACAACCTTACCACTCTCATGAGACATGTCGAGATGGGGGACAACAATTTTAATTGCGTAACTTCGGTTAATGGAACTCCAGTCAATCCTGACAGTTGGGGGGACAATGACTTAAAATTGTCGGATAGCTACACTCGCTACTCGGTAACATATACTACTTATTCCGACAACAAGCCGTTCCAAATTGGATTTAGAGCAAGCTCCGCAACGGGAACAGTAAGTATCAAAAATATTAGGCTTACGGCAGGAACGGATAATAAGTGGAGCGCAACGAATTGCATGATGGCATATTTAGACGCTAATCAAGGTGAGACGTACTATGCAAGACAATTAGAAGAAGGGGCATGGCTGAATGCACCAATGGTAGTTACAAACGACAATCTTGATGCTGTCCCATCAACAATAATTACTGACGGTGAAAACCATACGTTTAAAATTACAATTCCAAGTGGAGGAATGAAGCTTTTCTTAAACTCCAACGAATCTCTCGTTCCAACGGTATTCAAGCAATCAGCTTCAAGCGGTATTTAACGGCGGTGGGGTGATGTAGATGCTATGAGTCTCAGAAATTACCGATACTGATTATAGGAGGTGAACATAATGTGCAAAAAATTTCAAGGTAATCACTGGCTAGAATAACTTAGATGATGAACTGAATAGTGTAAGGAGATAATTATTTATGAGAAAACTATATCTTGCCAACGGAAATAGCAAGTTCAAATTTTCAGATACTACAACAAAAATCATTTTGACTGCATTTGATAATGGTATCCCAGTAGAACTAACATCAAATTCAAAAGTCAGAGTCAAGAATGATTCCGGATATTTGCTTGATGTAAGTGCCAGCATCATGAACGGCCAAGCTACCATTACTAGCGGACAGCTGGCTCAGTTACCAGTCGGAAGCTATCTGCTTGAACTGTGGGATACTGTAAGTGGAGGAACTGCTATCTATCCTAGTGATGGCTTCTTGGAACTTCAAATTAATGAGAACGTCATCGGCCTTTCTGGCAACCTTATCAGTAGTATCACGGTTGATGACTTCATCGAGCAGTTCAGCGGTCTCAGTCAGCAACTCAAAAAACAAGTTTCTGATGCTGTAGCAAATGGCTTGAAGGGAGATAAGGGTGATGACGGACTATCAGCCTATCAAGTAGCAGTTATTAACGGCTATAAAGGTTCACAAACTGAGTGGCTTGCTTCTCTGGTGGGAGCTAAAGGCGACAAGGGCGATAAAGGTGATCCGGGGAAAGATTTTCGAATCGTGAAGACGTTCCCGTCAGTTGCTGAAATGCGTGGCGATGGCTTCGCAGATGGCGATTTTACCATGGTTGCCAGTGACGTCAACGATCCAGATGATGGCAAACTCTACGTGTGGAATGGTAGCAACTTTACCTTTGTAGCCGATTTGAGCGGATCTCAAGGTATCAAAGGCGACAAGGGCGATAAAGGTGATAAAGGCGACAAAGGCGATAAAGGCGATCAAGGGCTGTCTGCTTATCAAGTTGCCGTGAGCGCCGGCTTCCATGGCGGTGTAAATGAGTGGCTCGCCTCTCTAGTTGGTCAAAAAGGTGACAAGGGCGATAAAGGTGAAAGAGGTGATGCCGGCATCCGTGTCATTACTCAAGCAGAGTATGATACGCTAACTGACAAGTCCGGTGTCTACTTCATTGAGGGGTGATTGAATGTCAACAATTAATGGCAAAGCGTGTGTTGTTAATAACATGCCAGTAGACAAGGTTTACAGCAATGGAGTACAAGTGTATGGTAGGAACATGTTGATTAATACCGCTAGTTCGGCAACTAGCGGAAGAACAGTGATTCCCGGAACTTTTAATGCTATAGCTGGTGCGTATAGTAGAACTGATAGTTATGAGCAAGTAATTGCTCCTTCTTCTTGGGAGTTTTTCTACAGGTTTATGATTCCCAATTTTAATGAATTGTATAGCTTAATCCCTGGAGAAACTTACACTTTATCTGGTAGAGTCAGCCATACAGTAGGACAACTAGTTTTTAGAGCAGAATACTTTAGAGACGGGAGATACGCTAAATCGGGGGGAACTAATGTTTCCGATTTAGGAATCCCTACTAGTGATGGCTCAGTATTCACACCATTTTCATACACCTTTACTGTTCCCGTTTGGGCTTCTGGCACATATTTTAGTTTACAGAATTTTTATTACACTGAGGGAAGTCTATTTAGATTTAAAAATATGAAGCTGGAAAAAGGAAATATTGCCACCCCGTGGACACCTGCACCAGAAGACGTAGGAGTAGGAGCTTAACATGTTACGAGTATTCGGAGCTACTGATACAGGATTCACTTCAAATGGTGACATAGTATTACAGCCTTATAAAGCTAAAGTTCATAAGGAGGATAATGGCGACTACTATCTTGATGTTGAAGCAGGATTACAATATTCCAGTTATTTAACTGCAAATAGGATTATCGTTGCTGATACTCCACAAGGAGCACAAGCGTTTAGAATTACTAATCCCTCAAAGACGCAAAGCAAAATCAGTCTGAGAGCGTGGCACGTTTATTATGATTCAAAGAATTACGTCATTCCAGATTCCAATGTGGTTGAGAAAAGCGGTAACGATGCGATCAATCACTTAAATAGCGCCACGGATAATAGAAGCCCGTTCAGCGTCAGCTCCAACATTCCTCACGTTGACAGTTTCCGATGTGTTCGTAAGTCGTTGTATGAGGCATTTGAGACGCTTCTGGAGCGTTGGGGCGGTCACTTAGTAAGAGACAATTTCAACGTCAAATTGGCGGCTGATATAGGGCAAGATAATGGCGTAACGGTACGATACAAGAAGAACTTGAGAGAGATCAGATCAGAAGCGATTTGGGACAATGTATGTACCAAAATTCTTCCAGTCGGATCAGATGGCTTGCTTCTTGATGAACTGTATTTATACTCTCCAACGCAGTACGACATTCCGTATACTAAAGTAGTTTCTTTCTCCCAGAATATTAATGAGGAGGACTTCGGGGGGAACGCCAATCTTTACCACCAAGCGCTAATAGACGATTTAAGGAAACAGGCAACAGACTATCTTTCTGAAAATTGTGTTCCGAAAGTCTCTTATACTTTAAAGGCCAATCTTGAGAAGCTGACAGATGTAGGAGACACGATTGAAGTTATCGATGAACGATTAGGGATCAATGTTATTACTCACGTAACTACGTACGAGTACGATTGCATTCAAAAGAAATATACTGAAGTTGAGTTTGGCAACTATAATGAAAAGCTTTCCAACTTGATGAATGAAATTTCAAGCTCCATTAGCAAGGATATTGAGCATAAGACTGATACTTTAAAAGCTGAAGTCGGAAAACAGATAACGGAAGCAAGTTCCGGAATCTGGGACGTTCTGAATGGCTCTAGCGTTATCTATGAGGGCAACAAGATCCTCATTGTCGATAGATTGCCAAAAGATACTGCTAAAAACGTCATCATGATCGACCACCACGGCATCTCATTCAGTAAAAATGGCATTAATGGAGAGTTCAAAACTGCTTGGACTATCGGCAACACTCTAGATTTTAGCCAAATAAATATCGCTAATTTGAAGGCTGACTTGATTAAAGGAGGCACACTTGATCTAAGCCAAATAAATCTTGCTAATTTGACGGCTAACTTGATTGAAGGAGGAACGCTCAAGCTTGGTTCTTCTGCTAACAAATACGGCAGTGCTGAGGTTTATGACCAGTCAGACAAGTTAATAGCGAAGCTAGACAATACGGGGGTTAAAACGTACGGAGACAGCTTCAAGATCAACGATAAAAGCATCTTCGACATGATTTATCCGGTGGGGTCAATTTATATCAGCGTTAACAATGTAAACCCGGCAGTGCTGTTTGGTGGTACGTGGGAACAGATCCAAGATAGGTTCTTGCTGGGTGCTGGATCAACATATTCAGTAGGTAGCACGGGAGGGGAAGCAAATCACACGCTTACTCAATCAGAAATTCCAAGATACCCAATCGGTAACCTTCCGGAAATCGTGCCGGGTAATCATGTAAAATGGGCTAATGGAGGCATTGTTGCGTCAAATCTTGGCGAAACTTCTCCGATTAAGCCGGGGCTAAAAGAAAACGGCAACATCATGACGAGTGGGACGCAATACAGTTACATGATAAATTCTAACGGTGGAGGTAAACCGCATAATAACATGCCACCTTATTTAGCGGTTTATATCTGGAAGCGAGTTAATTAATGGAGTAAGCAAATGAAGTCCCTTATAGATCAGATTAAAGTTACCGATGTTGTCGCTATTATTATTGGAGTAGCAACTTTCTTAAAAGCAGTTGAATATCTCTCAAAAGACTTCTATGACAAGATTGGTAACTCAATCATGGAAAACACAGAGCCAATTAATAGGAGGCTAGACGAGATTGAGGCCAACATTAATAAGGCTGACAAGGAGCAATGCAAAAGTTTTTTGACTCAATACTTAAACGTAGATCGTGATCTGAAAGAAACAGAAAAACAGCGTATTTATGAGGTATATCAGCATTACAGAGAGCTTGGAGGCAACTCATATATCAAAGAAGAGTTTGAGAGAATGCAAGATAAAGGAAAACTTTAAAAAAGTAGTTGCATTTCTTATAAGAAGTAGTACAATAAATCTTGGTAGAAATACCGAATTTTCTCTTTCTTAAATCCTTTAAATCAAGTTCTGTCATATCTTACGTCACATCTAGCATGAGATGCGTGGATTGAAGTAAGCAAGTAATGTTCCTCTGTGTTAAGAAATCTTTCCTAAGCAAATAAGTCCCCAATTTGGGGACTTTTTTGTTTCCTAAAAACCAACATTAAGCTGGTCACTCAGCTTTTAGGAGGCATAAGAGACTTATTGTCATTTAACGGATACTTATTGCCATTTAACAGAAAGTTTACGCATTTTATCAAAAAAGCGTTGACATAATAATCTTGGGTGGTAGTATATAAGTATAAGCAAGAAAGGAGGTACAAAGAAAATGTGCAAGCGAAAAAAATTAAAAGTCTTCAGAGTTAATCAAGACTTAACTCAAGAAGAATTAGCCAAAAAACTTGGAGTTTCAGTCGCTCATTATGGAGCAGTTGAACGGGGCACGTATGATCCTAGCTATAAGATGATGGCTAACTTCTTCAAGTTGTATCCTCAAGAAGGTTTTGAAGTTTTTGACAAGGAGGAAAAGTAAAAATGTCAAAGAAAGAAAACAACACTTTAGCAATGGTCTTGATCGTAGTCGGGATCGTCATGCTTTTGGCTATGGACAGCTCCAGCTTCTTGGCTCTGGTAATTTTCAAGATCGTAGGCTTCCTGTTCGCAATCTCTGGTGTTTTCATGATGGAGGACAAGGAAAATGAGTAAATCGGAAGAGATCCAAAAGGCCAATGGCACTTTGAAGTCAACCGACATCAAGGGCAAGGGCTACATCGAAGTTAACCAGCGGATTAAGGCTTTTCGTCAAGTATATCCAACCGGAACAATTTCAACCGAGATTGTTAGCCTGGAAAATGGCGTAGTCATGATGAAGGCAACTATCTTAGATGAAGAAGGAAAAATGTTAGCGAATGGATTTGCTTACGAGAAAGAAAGTTCTTCCTTCATCAACAAAACTAGCTTCATTGAAAACTGCGAGACTTCCGCAATCGGACGTGCTTTGGGATTTTGTGGCTTCGGTATTGATTCCAGCGTTGCGAGTGCTGAGGAGGTAGAAAACGCCATTATCAACCAAGGCAATCAAGGAGGCCAAGGAAGAAGCGAACGCAAGGCGTCACCAAAGCAAATTGAGATCTTAAAGAAGATTTACCAAGGCGAGAACCTCGACAAGCTTCTCAAGTTTAACAAAATCAGTAAGATTGAGGACATTAGCTTGCAAAAGGCGAGCGAGTTGATCTCTAAGAACATGAAGAAGGATAAGGAAAAACGGGAATGAGCTTTGATCCGCTTCATGAACCATGGTTTAACGGGAAGGACTTCTAAAAATGAACGGATTTAACGATTACGTGATTGCACAATTTACTTCTGGAATTAAGGTATGCAAAGCGCCTTTTGCTTCAATGGTCAAGGCCGGGGATCTGGTAGAGGTTAAGCACATTTACGGCAAGGGCAAGGTAATTGCGGCCGAATCGGCAAGCGATAGTAACAGCCTACTTGACTTGATTAAAATGGCTAATTATCCAGACAAAGAAGCGTTTGAAGTAACTGCGATCTACAGCAAGAAGGAAATTAAGTGGGGAAATAACGATGAGTGATTTAATCAAGGTTGACAACGGTGTCGCTACTTTAAACAGCAACGTAACCAAGCAAATTGCCGAGTTTGAGACTCAAATCAAGGCAATCAAGAAGCAAGAAGAAGACTTAAAAAAGTCTATTCTTGATGCAATGAAAGAAAATGGAGTAATCAAGATCGATAACGAGCATCTGACGATTAATTACATTGCTGGTCATGATCAAGAACGCTTCGACACAAAAGCGTTTAAGGAGGAGAACCGTATGATCTATGACGAGTACGTAAAAATGGTTCATGTCAAGGATTCAGTAAGAATTAAGGTTAAAGATTAAGATGGACAGCAATTACGAAACTTGGGATATTCGGGGGCAATGCCTCGAATATTTTGATGACACTCACACTTATATCTATGATGGAGTAATTCTTCCGTCAGTTACGCAGATCATTAAGGTCAAGTTCGGTCATAAGTATGACGGTGTTCCTGCGTTTGTCCTTCAACGAGCAAGTGTAAAGGGTACGGCCGTTCATAGTGCAATCGAGCGATATTGCAAGTTTGACGAGGAGTCTGATTTACCGGAGCTTTACAATTTCAAGTTCCTGCGGGATCATTATGGCTTTAAGGTTTTGGACAATGAAGTTCCGATTGTCTTATTCAAAGATAATAAAGCCGTTTGCGCAGGCCGTTTGGATTTAGTGCTTGAACAAGATGGAGAAACTGGATTAGCAGACATTAAACGGACGTACAATCTTGATAAAAACTATTTAGCTTACCAGCTTAATCTTTATCGTTTGGCCTACCAGCAATGTTATGATACCGATATAAAGTTTTTAAAAGGCGTTCATCTCCGGGAAGAGAAGCGGCAATATGTTGACATTCCGATTAATGAGGCGATGGCGTGGGAATTAGTTAAAGATTGGAGAACTAAGAATGAGTATTAACAGCGTAGTATTAACTGGACGTTTAACTAAAGACGTAGATTTGCGGGTTACTAATTCCGGAAAGAATATTGCAAGATTAACTCTTGCGGTTGATCGGAATTATAAGAGTGATCAGCAAGCAGACTTCTTTACTGTTTCTGTCTGGGGCAAGCAGGCCGAAAATACGGCAACCTACTGCCATAAGGGTTCACTTGTAGGGATTCAAGGGCATTTGCGTTCCGGTAGTTACGACAAGAACGGGCAGAAGGTTTACTTCGTCGATGTTGAAGCAGACAGCGTTCAGTTCTTGGATACGAGAAGCAAGTCACATGATACCTCACAAAACTCAAATTTGGGGGCACAGAGCGATTTTAGTTATCAGTCTGGGCAAACGTACCAGAGCGGGTCAGAAAACTCACAGAACGGCTTTGATTCGTTCGGAGGAGCAGGCCAAAACGACTATCCTTTTTAGGTGAAATAAGATGAAACTCAATGGCAAGATCTCTAATGTTTTTACTGACTTGTTCAAACATAAAGCGGTAGTTTCTTTCGAGGTTGATCTTGAGGATACCAAAACAGAGGAGTTCCAAGATCTCCAGCAAGATGAAGAGCTGGAAATCACAGTTAGAAAGCCAAAAAAACGCCGTAGCTTGAATGCGAACGCTTATTGTTGGTATTTGATAGGTAAGATTGCAGAACGGCTCAGAACGACCAAAACAGCCGTTTATCGGGAATACATTAAAGATTGCGGAGTATATAGAGTTGTCACGTTAAGCGATAATGCCGTAGGAACGTTTAAACATGTCTGGGAGGATCAAGGGCTTGGCTGGTTATGTGAGACGAGTAAAAGCTCAATCAAAGGCTTTACAGATGTCGTTGCATATTACGGCACGTCAAGCTATAAAGTATCTCAAATGGCGAGATTTATCGATTATGTAGTCGATGAAGCTAAAAATCTAGGGATTGAGACCTTGACGGATAAAGAAATCGAGGCACTAAAGAATGAGTAAATCAATAATCAGTAACGAGCGTAGGTGCGTCATTTGTGGTACAACGTTAAACCTCCATAGGCATCACGTCTTCTACGGAGTAGGCAACAGACCGAAAGCGGAGACGTGGGGGTGCTGGGTTTATCTTTGCGCCCGTCATCATAACATGTCTGACGACGGAGTACATTTCAATCACGAGCTTGATTTAAGCTTAAAAAAGTATGTTCAGACAGAGTTCGAGAAAAAATACAGTCACGAGAAATACATGGAGATCTTCGGGAGGAATTGGCTAGATGACTGATGAAATTTGGAAAGATATTTTCGGCTATGGCGGAGTTTATCAAGCCAGCAACATGGGTCGTGTAAGATCATGTAAGCGCAAATCGTGGAAGATCCTCAGAGCTGTAAAGCTAAAAAACGGTTATGAAGCCGTTACTCTTTATTCTGATAAAAGACAGATGTTCTATGTTCATCGGTTAGTAGCTCAAGCGTTTATCCCTAATCCGAATGAATATCGTTATGTCAACCATAAAAACGAAGTAAAGACTGACAATCGTGTTTCTAATCTTGAATGGTGTACGGCATTCTATAACAACCACTACTCCGATATTTATAAGAGCACAAGAACACACGTAACCCAGTACTCAAAAGATATGGTTAAGATCCGCTCGTTCATTTCACAGCGAGAAGCAAGCAGAGCTACGGGGATTCCACAGCCGGATATTTCTATTTGCTGTAACTACAAGCAACAAACGGCAGGCGGGTACATCTGGAGGTTTGAATGAAGTTCGTTATTGAAGGCAGGCTTGACGGTTTAAACACTTACACCGGAGCATGTAGGGCTAACCGTTATGGAGCTAATGCGATGAAGCGTAAAAACGAGGCTAAGGTTATCGAAGGGATCAAGCGAGCTGACTTGAAGAAGGTTGAAGGCTACCCTCTAGATCTTCATATTGTCTGGTATGAGCCTAATAAGCGTCGTGATATTGACAACATCACTTTCGCAACGAAGTTCATTCAAGATGCACTTGTTAAAGCTGGGATTCTTGAAGATGATTCGCAAAAGTATATTGTCGGCGTATTTCATCGTGTTCTAGTCGATCGAAAAAATCCTAGAATTGAGGTTGAATTACGCACCGCAGAGGCCAAAATACTGTAAATATGTTATTTGCACGGAAGAAGTCTAGATATAATCTAGGCTTTTTTTGTTTCAAAAAGAAAACTTTTTCGGCAAAAAGTATTGACTAATCCGCTATATGTTATATAATAAATGTAGAAAGTTAAAGGAAATAAGAAAATAAAAACGGAGGTACTAAAATGACCAATCAAGAAATCGTAGCCCACGAGGCTATTGTTAATAAGATTTACACGCAGGAGCAAATCAAGAGCATGGTAGAGGCCATGCAAGACTTGGGGCTTCACACTTACGGTAAATGGCGCAAGATGGGCTACCAAGTCCGCAAGGGCGAAAAACCAAAGATCGCAACTCACCTTTGGAAAAAGTCGAAGAAGCCGGAATACGAGGAAACTGAAAACGGGAAGACCAAGAAAAACCAAAGATTCTACCTTTGCAAGGCTTACCTGTTCACTAGAGATCAAGTAGAAAAGATCGAAGAGGAAAACTAAAATGACTGTAGATCAAATCGAATATTACGAGCTGTTGAAAGTAGCAATCTCAGAAAGCAAAACTAACCGCCTACTGGACGGTTTAGATGACGCCAAGGGTATTGAGAAGGAGTTGATCCTCAAAGAGCTCAGAGAGCGTGAAATTGAGGCCTAAAAGGTTTCAAATAGAAATGATAACCCCGCAAGGGGTTATCTGTTTTTAACACGAAAGGATTTTTAAAAATGAGTATTATTTCTTTGATAGCTAGCAACAATTACATCGTCGTCAATAAAGACGTTCTACAAAAATTGGGGGTTTATCCCGCAATTATACTTGGTGAATTAGCAAGCGAGTACAATTACTATAACAAAACTAGAGAATTGGTCGACGGCATGTTCTATTCGACAATCGAAAACATTCAGAGTAACACCACGTTAAGCAGACACCAACAAAACAAAGCAATCTCCAAGCTGAAAGAACTTGGAATTCTTGAAGTAGTAGTTAAGGGAATACCAGCGAAACGGTATTTCAAATTAAACGAGAACAAGCTGATCGAAATGTTTGTCAACGAAAAAAATGTTGCAAACAATAATGTTAATAATTTACATACTGGAGTGTCTGAAACTGACAAACGAGCTAGTAAAAAACTGACAGGAAACAATAATAACAACAGTAATAAAGAAAACAGTAATAATATTAAGAAAGAAAGAAAGAAGGAGAGCAAGAAGACTATGAATTACGATTCCATCATTAACGAGAGTATCCAAGACGAATCCGTTAAGAAAGAGATCTACGAGTTTATCAAGATGCGCAAACTTATTAAGAAGCCAATGACTGACAGAGCACTCAAGGGTTTAATCTCCAAATTAAATGAGCTGAGTAGCAACCCCGTTGATCAAGCTAAGATCTTGGAAAGATCCGTCATAAATGACTGGCAAAGTGTCTACCCGTTACCGTCAAACAATAACGGTTATCGGAACAATAATGGTTATCAAGGAAATACGGAGGTAAAACGTGATGGTTCAGACTACGCAGAATTTGACTTATAATCCCGAGGAGGAGTACGAGAAAGACGGTATCGTTTATTGCAAGGTGTGTGATGAACCAAGAACGGTTGACGTGCCTGCTATCGGGATCATGCGCTGTCCTTGCTCCTGTCAACGAAAAGAAAACGAGAAGAAGATGATTGCGGGAAAAGTTGAGGAGCTGAGAAAGAGTTCCTTAATCGGATCAAGATTTTCTAATGCCACTTTCATGACCACCGAGATTACGTCTAAGGAGTTCGGTCTTATTTACAATCGCTGTAGACGCTATTGTGAGGTTGCTGACACCGTTCTTAGCCGTGGGATAGGTATTTACCTTTATGGCGATAAAGGACGTGGGAAAACGCATCTAACGGCTTGTATGGCGAACCAGTTAATCACGCAATTACATTCGGTGTTATTTACCAACTTCAACGAGATCTCTCAAGCGATCAAAAACACGTTCGGTAAGCAACACATTGAGCTAGGATCTGGGAAGACGGAGCAGGAGCTTATGACAAAGTTTGCTGAGGTGGAGTTTCTATTCATCGATGACTTTGGGACTGAGAAAGTCTCCAAGGGTAACGAGGATCTCTGGCTTCAAGGAAAGGTCTACGACATTATTAATAGTCGATACGTTAACAATAGACCAACGATCTTCACGAGCAATTACAGCTTGCGAGAATTGGTGGAGAGTCGAGGAGTAGCGGACAAGACCGTTGACCGAATCATGGAAATGACGGAGATCATGAAACTGGAAGGCGTCAGCTACAGAAAGTTGCTCCACCAAAGCAGAGAATTACCATTCTAATAAAAGGGCAGGATTTGATCCTGCTTTTTTGTTTTATCTAATTTTTTACAAAAAGTGTTGACACTCTCCATCTACGTTGTGCGATTTAATTATAAAGTTAATTAAGCAACCTAAGATGTTATGAAGCGAATTTCAGAAAAGGAGAAAACAAAATGAACGAAGTTCAAATTTTTAGCTTTGAAGGTAATCAAGTTCGGACAGTTGAAATTGAAGGCGAGCCTTGGTTCGTTGGTAGAGATGTAGCAAGTGTTTTAGGATATTCCAATCCAAGCAAAGCAGTTATTATCCACGTTGATGACGAAGACAAGCAAATCCTAAGTTCCCAAAATGGGAATTTAGGAAATATTCCAAATCGTGGGCTATTAATTGTCAACGAATCTGGTCTCTACTCCTTGATCCTTTCAAGCAAGTTGCCAAGAGCTAAGGAATTCAAGCGCTGAGTTACGAGCGAGGTTATTCCAACGATCCGGAAGCACGGCGCTTATATGACTGATCAAAAGGCCTTTGACGTTGTTCATAACAAGAGCGGGTTGATTGACCTTCTACAGCAAGCCGCAGACCAGCTGAGAGAAAAGAATATTCAGATTGAGGAAATGAGACCAAAAGCATTGTTTGCTGATTCAGTTTCTTCTAGTAGCTCAACTATCTCAGTTGGAGACCTTGCTAAGATCCTCAAGCAAAACGGAATTAACATTGGCTCTATTAGATTTTTCGCTTGGTTACGTGACAACGGTTATTTAATCAAGCGGCAAGGCAGTGACTACAATTCACCAACGCAGTATTCAATGGAGCGTGGCTGGTTTGAGGTAAAAGAAACAACGGTCAACTACCCAGACGGCCGCACCCTTGTTAAGAAGACTCCGAAAGTTACTGGAAAAGGCCAGCAATACTTCGTAAACAGATTCTTGAAGATGGAGGAGAACGAAGATAACTAATTTTACGGTATCAAGAAGCAGGTTGATCCTGCTTCTTTTTGTTTTCCGAAAAAATAATCCTCAAAAAGTGTTGACATTCTCATTAAGTGTTATATAATTAATATAGAAAGTCAAAGGAAACAATAAAACGAGGTATTAAAAAATGGAAAAAGACGAAAAAATCTCATCTGAGACCTTGCATCTAGTGATTGCTAAGGAGTTAATCGAACGTGCACTTGAAGACTTGGATCAAGCTGACAAGGACGGCGGAATTGATTGGCTGAACAAGCATGACTTCAATAAATCTTTGAAGTCTGCGATGAAGTTAATTCTAGACAGCTACGTTGATTAAGTTCTGGAAGAACTTAAAATTATTGAAGTGCGGGAATTATTGCTTGAAGAAAAAGAAGATAAAAAATGAAATACAACGAATTTATTGAAAAATTTAATCAGCTTTATAATTATAAAGGTAGCGAAGCCGATAGGTATTATGCGAAAGAAGATCAAGGGAACGTTAATATCTTTTGCAGAGATTACGTAATCGCAAAACTTATTTTATACAAAAAGTACTGGGAATTCTCTAAATACAGTGCGTTTGATTCTGAGAGTCTTAAACTTATGGCCGAATTAGCAGAAACTGAGCCAAAATTTCGTGACGATACACTTTGGGTATTATTGAACGGCAGGCCTCACACTTGTATTAATGGGCTAGCTATCTATAATTTTTTAAAAGCTGATATTGACACCTGTCACTTAGAGGCAGACAAAGAATATACGTACGAAAATTTTAAAAAACAAGGAGCATACACTGTCGAAGAATTTGCTAAGTTAAAAGCAGAACTTAAAGAAAAAGGCGAGCTTGGTTTGCTGGGGGCTGTTGAAAGTTTGGCCGTTAAATTAGACGAGGTGGAAAACATTGATGAAGATCATTAATTTAGGAGAAGGAAAAAGCCCAACATATATCGGGTTTACTAACTCAAGCTTGACCGTAGATGAAGATTACGAAACTGTCGTTAAGCACATTGTTAGTGCTAAAAAGTACATGCAATTGCATTCTGGAGGCGAGCCGGTATTGATTGCGGTTGATAAAGTCGAAGTAGTCGGGGACATGGGGGACGATTAATGTTAGAAACGGCGATTGTTTCAAGCTGGTCATGCTTGATCCTAAGCGTGATTGCTTTAATCTTGAAGCCTAATTGCTTAACTGGGTTTGCATTCCTTGGTTTCATGGTATGTGCATTTTGGTCGATGGCGTTTATCTACTAATGTTAGCGGGCATTATTTGCGTAGCGATTGCACTAGGGACATTATGTGAGGTATTAAACAAATGAAATTTGAAAAGAATAAACGATATGACGTATTCGGTTATGATGTGGTATTAGTTGGAGATCCTGTACCAGTTCAACCGTGGTTCAGAGTTTCCAAAGGAACGTCAGCATCTAGCATTGACATGTCGATTGACATTGATTTCTTAAAGAACATGGACAGCGCTGAGACGAGAAGACTTGAATTGCTGTTCCGGGAACTTGAAAACTATGCTAAGTTTGGAGATCCAGAAGAAGATTCAGAAGCAGGAGATCCGAAAGAATGAGTTACACATTCGACAGTTACCGAATAGCGAATGCGTTCCAATATGGAGCTGTAAACGGCCACAAGGAGCTTTGCAAGAATATTGTTTATAATTACGCACATGTCTACCGGAAGACCGTGATGGACGTTCTAGCGGAAATAAGCGTTATGTTTATTAGCCCAGAAGGCTTTGAATACGATGACTACAGAAAAATCAAGATCATGATAAAGGAATTAATGGAGGAAACGAAACAATGACAGCGAAAGAATTTAAGAAGATCATCGAGAAAGAGATCAACCAAGTTGCGGTTGCTCAAAACGACAATGGAGATGTCTATGTTATTGACGCCGACAATCTGAAAGTTTTAGCTTGGATTTGTGGGAAGGAAGCAGAGCATTTCATCTCGTACTCTGATTTAGACAATTCCGAATCGTGGATGGCGTTAATTGCTTTTGCTGAGACGCTTCCAGCTGATCGGGGGCTACCATGGCAAGTGAATTAACAGATTTAATAGATCAAGCGATAGCGAAATACGGAAGTATCCTTGACGCGCCGAAAGACTGTGAAGAGTTCGTTAGGATTCGGAAAATTTCACCAGATGAAGATAAACCATATTCCGCTGAATATAAAGAGAAGGCTAAGAAGAAGCTACTTAGATTCGCTGAAAGAGATGGAAAGATCCTTGATCTAATCGATGAAGGATACCCAGCTGAAATAGTAGCGGATAAAATGGATTTAGACATATCTACCGTGAGAACTTCAGCCAAGCGTAACGGAATTAGCAAGTTCGGCAAATATTTTAGATGGTATGCTGAGAAAAACAAGATCAAGTATTATTCAACAAAAAGGGTAGACCTTGAGAAACGAGGATTTAAGCCCAGAGATATTAAACGGGTTAAATTGCTGAGGGTTGAATTGCCAGTAGGTGTACATTATTGCGAAGAGCATAATTGGCATATTAAAAAACGAATTAAAAAAAGAAGGGACTAAAAATTATGAAGTTATCAATGAGGAAGAGCTACGACAAGAACGGCAATGTTAAGAATAACGGTTACACAGCAAACATTCCTAAGGCGATTGTATTTGAAGCTTTTGGAGAAAGTCATGCACGGGACGAAATTGAAGTCCACGTTGAAGGCAAAAAAATTGTCATTGAATTGAAGAAATAACTAGACAAATTGCTGAGGAGGAGGTAAAATAAAAATGTACCTCGATACTTAATTTTCTAATTTCCTTTTGATCTACGTTTGTACAGAGAGCACTGCCGATAATGGCTGTGCTTTTTTCTTTTTCAAAAAATAATTCTCAAAAAGTGTTGACTTCCCTGCTAAGTGTTATTTAATTAATATAAAAAGTTAAGGAACAGAAGAAAATAGAAACGAGGTAAAAAATGAAAGAAACAGTTAAGGTCGATTACGAGAAATTAATGACCAACTTGGTCATGGCTGAAAATCTGTTAGAAAAAGCAAAAAAATCTCTTTTTTACGGTGACATTGGAGACAATGAAGTTCAAATGGACAAGGACGATTACAATTTTGCTTTGAAGTATGCGAGCAAGTTTATTCTCGAAAGTATCATTGAAAATCATTGATATGACGGGCTTCAAGCCCGTTTTTTTATTTCAAAAAGAAGCGAAAAGTGCTATAATAGAAGGTATAAGAAAACTCTAGCATTGTATGCTGAGAAGGAGACTAAAACATGGACGTAAAAGAATTGATTAACCAGCTGATTACTCCAGTCGGTCAAGTTGCATTAGTGATGGCTCTAGCGGAGCTTTTTAAGCAGGTCGGGTTCGACAAGAAATACATTCCAGTCGTTGACGTGATCCTTGGATTGATTAGCGGCGTAGGAGTATTCAGTTTCCTGTTACATTATTCCGTAGAAGAAGGAATTATTCTGGGTCTAGCAATCGGCTTGTCTGCTTGTGGTTTATTTAGCGGAGTGAAGAACATTACGCAGGGCGTAAACGTTGTAAGCAATGGAGATGAAGAAAAGAAGAATGACAAAGTTTGATTTAATGGCTGACGTGTCAAGTTATCAGCCAGACACAAAAGAGTTCTTTCAAGCATTGAAGGACAAGGGCGTTAAGGCGGTAGTCGTAAAAATTACTGAGGGTTCTAATCCGGGATCAGCTTACGTTAATCCAAAGGCTAATAACCAAATCAAGAATGCACGGGCGGCAGGATTGAAAGTGCACGCTTACCATTATGCTAAATTTAATGGAGTAGCGGACGCACAAGCCGAGGCTGATTGGTTCGTTAAGAATGCTAAGAAGCTAGGTATTGGCGAAGATTCAGTTATGGTTCTCGATTATGAGGATCACGCAACGGCTAGAGCAAATGGGACGGCTGACATCAACGCCTTTATTCAAAGAGTAAAGAACGCAGGTTATCCTAAGACTGACATCTACTCAATGCGGACATGGTTTGAGGACGGTCATATTGACCGCAAGAAGATCATTCCTAAAAACATTTGGGTAGCGGCATACGGTACTGACAAACCAGGCCTAGATGATGTAGGCACTTGGCAATTCACTAGCGAGTATCCAGTCGGTGGGATTAAGGTAGACATGAGCTACGACTTCAAGGGGTTGTATACCAAGAGTAGTCAAAGTTCAAAGAAGTCTCCTGTCACTAACAAGAAGAAGGATCAATCCGGAGAATGGCACTCAGAAAAGGGGACGTTCACGTTAGGGAAAGCTATTTATTTAAGAACAGCACCAAGCGTGGATTCAGTACCTATTTCACTGTTGAAGGCAGGAAGCAAGGTTAACTATGATGCGTATGCTATTCGAGGAGGCTACGTCTGGATTCAGCAAACGAGATCCAATGGTTACGGGTACATGGCAACAGGCTATGCTAAGAACGGCAAGCGGCTAGATTATTGGGGTGAATTCAGTTAGATCATGACCGATTATATTAGTTGCACTAGATGCGGCAGGATACATGCTAAAGGGTATGTGTGTAACGTAGGTAAGAGACGTAAGCATTATAGATATGATTATGCGGAGGCCAAGCTACGTAACACTTACAAATGGCATAAGAAGAGCGAAGACATACGAGAGCGGAGCAAGTATCTATGTTCAGTATGTCTTGACGAGGGTAAATACAATTATAGAAATTTGGAGGTTCACCACATCACTAAGCTGAGGGCTGAACCTTCTTTACTTTTAGTAGATAGTAACTTAATCTGTTTATGTAGAGAGCATCACCGATTAGCAGACGCAGGCATGATAGATGAGGACTACTTGAGAGAGTTAGCAAGGCAAAGAGATGAAGAAAGCTAGGCTACGAGAGTAAGTTAGATAAAGGGCTACAAAGAGAGCTACGAGTTTTGACTCCCCCCCATGTCTACACATTTTGCTAGATGTCAAAAATAATG